AGCTTGCAAAGTTACTTGCGTAGAAGCAGACTTAGCAGTAGCAGCGCCACGAGTGGGCTTTGGAATGTGAAGCGTATCGCCTTTTTTGCCTTTGAAAGACATTTTAGAAACGAGGTTAGCCATAACCAAATTCTGCTTGTATGCAGCGATGATTTCGTCTGACCAAATTTCTGGGATAAACACCGCGCCGGTGGTGTTCGTTACGTGATTAGTACCTAGTGCCATTTTAATTTCCTTTTATGTTTAAAAATTTAACGCACCCTACCTTCCGCATATGCCCTCATAATTTCATCTGAGATAGCTGCGTAACGGTCAGGGTTTCTTTGCATGAGTTCGATAATGTCGGCTCTGCGATATACTTTCTTAGAACTTTCACCAGAACCTTTAGAACCACCTGTAGAGGCGGTTTTGATTGCATTGGAACGAGTCGTCTTTTCTGCTGCTGTCGTTTGTTGTACCACTTGCTTTCGTTCTTTCCAAGTTGATAACAACTCATGCGCTGCTTCAAAGTCATACTTCTGGTCGGCTCGTGCAAACAACTCTTGACGCACTTTACTCTTCCCAATCCATTCACCAAACTGACCATCCTGTAATATTTCTTGGAAGTCGGGGTGGGATTGTTTCAAGTTAGCTAGGGCTTCTGCCTTTGCCATTTGTGCTGATAGTTGTTCAGCTTGCTTAACCTTAGGATGTTTCTCGATAGCCCTTGCAATGGCTTTATCTGGGTCTGAGAAGAAATCAATCTCTTCCTCGACTTCTGGGGCTTGTTGTTGTGTGACGGTTTGGGCTTTAACAAAATCATCTACAATACGCCGTAGTTCACCGACTTCACTTCCCTGCTTACCCATGGCCTTTTCAGCCTCTTGGTGCATACGAACAATGTCTTTTACACTTTTGTTCTTATACTTCTCAGGAATGTCATCTTCTTGCTCAGGTTCTGGGGTTACCTCTTCAGGCTCCGTCTCTTGAGGTTCCTCATCAAAGGAACTAAACTCTTCATCTGTAGGCTGATTGCCTTCGTCTATAATTGCCATATCTTCTCCGTGCATAGTGCATTGTGGAAATTAAAATAACGCTTGTGCCTTAATCGGCGGCGTTCGCTTTTTGTTCTGCTTTAATCTTCTCGTTTCGCTTCCGTTCCCACTGCATTGCTGCGCCGGGGAAGTCGCCGGTAACGCCCTCAAGTTTTACCATTGGTCGGCTAACGATACGAATAGCAGATTCGCCACATTCCTTACACGTGCTTGTCCGAAGTTCGGAGTCAATGTAAGATTCTGTAATGTGACCTTCTGCGCAAACAAACTCATAAATTCGTTTAGTCATCACTATCCTTTACAAAATCGTCATAGCTGTTTTTAATTGACGATTCAAAGTTAAGGATACGTTGAGCAACTTCGAGTTGTCCACGCCGAAACCAGAATTGTTTATCATCTGAGATGGTATTAATATCTTGCAACACTTCTACATTGTCTGAAATGTCTTCAATGAATTGTTTCCATCCCTCAGTTGTAAATAACTCTAAGAGGTTTTCGTAATATGTCTGTAATTCTTTATCCATCTCTTTTTCCTTTCTTTGTTAGGAGAGATGTTGTTATTATACCACACTTTTATAAAAATGTCAAGTGTTTTCTGTAAATAGTTGGTGGGTTTCAGACACACTACCCACCGGAGTGCTAACGGCCCTAAGGCTGTCTAGTTTTAGCTTGCATTTGTGTCACAGCAATTCGTTCATTACTGTCAATGTCTTTTTCTTTTAACAATAGTTCTGCAACTTTAGCGCGTCTTGCAAATTCTTTGTCATCAGCATCACCTGCATCCAAGTTATTAGACAAAGCGGCAGCAAGTTTAGCTTGTACAACTTGTGGTTCCAATTGAGCTTCCACTTGAGCCTTTTGAGCTTCGGCGGCAAACTTAGCTGCTTGTGCTTGTTTAACTTGTAGGTCAGCTTGTGCACCAGCCATTTGCATCTGTTGAATTTGTTGCTGCTGCTGTTGCTGTTCAGGGTTAGGCTGGTTCATTTGCGCTAACTGAGCCAACAACTCTTCACGGTTAGATAGACCCATGTTGTCAATAACGCTAGATACCAACATTGGGTACATTGGGCTATCTTGACCCAGTGTCTGCAATAATTGCACTAACTGAGTTACCTCATATTCACGAGCAATAACACCCAATGAGCTAGAAGGAACAAACTTGTAGTCTTGCACAGGGTAATTGTCAGGGTCATACTGCATGTAACGCCAAGCTGTCTTCTCAATCATAGGGATTAGGAAACTCTCTTGGAAGTTAATCAATGTACGCTTGTGACGCTTGATGATTGCACCCAACGACATTGAAACAACACCGGCAGCAGCTTCACCATTGATAGAGCCGGGGATGCCAGCAGCGTCAATAGCGCCTGTGGACATCTGAACCATCTTTTGCAACTCAGCCGCTTGAGCAAAAGTCACTTGGTCTAGGTTACCAAACTTAAATGGTTGTAGGATTTCAGCAGGGTTGCCGTTTGTCAGGATGGTTTTGCCGGGACGAATCTCCAGCTTAGAACCACGAGGCATACGCGATGCATCCATAGCCATCATGGGATGCACTGTAAGCGCCAAAGCGTCAATACGGGCACGTAGCTCTGAGTCTAGTGCTTTCTGGCTGTTGTAGCCCTTCTCACACACGCCACGACCCCAGAAACGACCGGGTACAACGTCCCAAGGGAAGGTAACAATAGGGCGGTCTTGCATCATGAAGGGATTCTCTTCAATCTTCAGCAACTGACCACCGTTGGCGATGACAACAATCACCTCAACGTAACCCTTTTCTTCCTCACCGTCTTCATCGTCCTCCATTGGGTCGATTTCGCCGTCCATCTCGTCATCGTCATCCTCATTCATAGCAGAATTGAACAAGTGACGGGGAATAAGACCGTAGTACTTTGTTAAGCGAACCTTATCGTCATCGTATGTGGATAACTCTTTGTCAGCTTCTAGGTCGGTGTCGGGTGTAGAGGTCTCTAGCTCAACATCCTTGTAGATACCGGTCTCAATACCCATCTCAACTTGGTGACGTGGGACAAACTCGTCAATAACAACACCAAGGGCATCCTCAACACTGGAAGCAACAGGGTCAATAAGGAAGTTTTGGGGCTGGATAGGGCGAAGCTTAACAACCACACGAGGAGAGATGTTAACACCCACAGCTTGCATAGCACCATCCATGATAGGCTGCGTAGCTGGCTTCATCTCGTTAACTTCTTCCAACACCAACTCAGCCATACCAGTGCCGTAAACGGCTGCATTGATGAGAACCTCACCAACTGCCTTACGTGTCTTGGTGTAGGCAAAGTCTTCTGTTAGTTGCTCACGTAGGTAGGCAACATCGGAGGAATCCTTGTCGTTTCGGTCGTCACGAATGTCAAACCACTTACCGCGACCAAAGGTGGCCTCTTCTACCTCAGCAACAGAGCTTTCAACGGCTTGTTGTAGGGCTGGACTAATCAGCTTAGAGCGCTCACTCTCGCGCATCTTATCTTCAGAGGCCCAAATACCACGCCATAGACGGTAGTACTCGTCAAACTTCTGTTCGTAGTTACTTTCGTAATGGTCGCGCCACCTCTCGGTTTTGTCCATCACCCAGTCTTCTACCTTTTGAGTCATGTATTTGTTATCGTCTTCCATGTTTTTCCTTAATAGCCGCTGTAGGCATCCATTGGTTCGTAATCTTCTTCTTCAAAATCGAACACATAAGAAACTTTTGCAAGTTGCTCAATGTAAGAAAGTGCATCAATCAAGTCATCGTGGACAAGCTTGTTAGGGAATTGGAATAGTTGGTCTAAGAACTCGTTATTCCAATCATCTTTTGATAGGGATATGTACCCATTCTCAAAACGACCCTGCAAACTCCACACAATTCGGTCTGTCTTCTTCTTGTTACCGTGAGATAGCTCATCGACCCTGAAGAATGTTTGTGTCCGCTTCATGATGTCAGACAGGTAGGGCATAACTGCTTGTCGTGCAATACCCTTCTCGATACCAACAGCAACAGGTTCATACTTCTTAACAGCATCAAATATCTTCTTAGCTGTCTCTTTAACATCCCACCGCC